AGTGGATAAAAAAATGAATTAACAGGAGTAATAATAATGGCAACAGTATCAGACGCATTAAGTGCTCTTGGTGTCACAGAATGGGTTCTTAGAGGAGAACCAACAAGCGCAGAAGAATTTGGATCTATGTTCCGTAAGGTTACAGGCACAGACGAAAATGGAAGTGCAATCGAATCAGACAACTCTGCTGATTGGGGTGTTACATGGGATGAGGTAAATGTCAAACTACAAGACTTGACTGCCGCAGCACCTTTGAAAGCACTTCGTGCAGAAAGAGACAGATTGATTACATCAACTGATTGGTGGGCAAGTTCAGACTTGACTATGACAGATGCACAAACTGCTTACAGACAAGCCCTAAGAGATATTACGGATAGTGCAACTTCACTAGACGATGTGACTTGGCCAACAGCACCATAGGTATGAAATGTCAAACCAAACTGAAATTTTAGATAATGTACTTGGTATTGCAGATGTTGTGGAAACAACAGTAAGAGATGTAACACCGCCTCGACCAGTAATTGTTCCAGAAACAAATGAACAAGACGCTGACAATGATTATAAATATCAGAGAGAAAACTTTTATCAGTTGGTGGAAAGAGGACAGGATGCAATTGATGGTATCCTAGACCTCGCAAGAGAAGGTGAACATCCCAGAGCATATGAAGTTGCTGGGAACTTGATTAAACAGGTTGCAGATGTTACAGAGAAACTTGGTGACTTGCAGACAAAGATGAAGAAACTAAAAGAGGTTCCGAATCAGGGGCCTAAGAGTGTAACGAATGCATTGTTTGTTGGTTCTACCGCTGAACTACAAAAGATGTTAAAAGGAAAAGAATAATATGCCCTTAACAAGAATTAAATCTAGTGCAATCGCAACTGGTGTTGTTGGTAGTACACAACTTGCTGATGGTGGAGTCGCAAGTGTAGATATTGCTGATGGTGGAGTCGCAAGTGTAGACCTTGCAAGTAATATGGTACTTACAGGTACAGATTCTATTACTTTACCAAAAGGTACAACTGCACAAAGAGGTACAGCTGCTGATGGTAAGTTCAGATTCAACACTACACTAAACCAATTTGAAGGATACTCAAATAGTGCTTGGGGTGCAGTTGGTGGTGGTGCTACTGGTGGTGGTTCAGACCAAGTGTTTATTGAAAACGATCAGACAGTAACAACCAACTATACAATTTCAACTAATAAAAATGCCGTAAGTGCTGGTACTCTCACTGTAAACAGTGGTGTCACAGTTACCGTACCTACTGGCGCAAGATGGGTGGTAGTGTAATGGCTGTAGTAATTAACGGAACAACAGGGATTGACAAAGTACAAGACGGTTCAATCGGAACGGCAGATATTGCCGCAGATGCAATTACGACCCCAAAGATTGCTGATACAGTAAATCTAGGTCGTAGAAATATGATAATCAATGGTGCTATGCAAGTGGCACAAAGATCAACTTCAGAGACAGGTCTTAGTGGTACAAACTCTTACAAAACATTAGATCGTTATACTACTTATATTTCGAGCCTTGGTACATGGACGCAAAGCCGAGACACAAATGCTCCTGCTGGTTTTGGACATAGTTTAAAAATGCTATGCACAACAGCAGATGCGTCCCCAGCATCTACAAATAGAATGTTAATCCAAACTAAAATTGAAGGTCAGGATATACAGAGTTTGGGTTTTGGAGACACAAGCAACACATATACAGTTAGTTTTTATGTGAAATCTAATGTAACTGGAACTTACATTTTGGAACAGTATGGAGATACAGCATCTGCTACAGGTAACAATATATCTACTGCATATACTGTGGATACTGCAAACACTTGGGAACGCAAAACAATTACGTTAAATGTTGACAGTGGTGCAATGACCTCAGACAATACTTCTGGTTTGGTTTTGTCATTTTGGTTGGGTTCTGGAACTAATTACACTTCGGGAACGCTCAATAGTTCTTGGGCATCTCCTAGTGCTGGAAATCGTGCAGTAGGCCAAGTAAACCTAGCTTCTGCCACAAACAATTACTGGCAAATCACTGGACTTCAGCTAGAAGTCGGCGACACTGCTACTCCATTCGAACACCGATCATTCGGTGAAGAACTTGCGGCTTGTCAAAGGTACTTTCAAAAATCTAAAACTGGTACACCAACACAAAATAGTTTTGGCGGCCACCAAATTCATGTCGCATCAGGCCAAGACCCACAGTCTGTTGTTTACTTACATCCAACAATGCGAACCACACCAACATTGACTTTATATTCTGCTCATGGTTCTGGAACAAGTGGACAATGGTATGGTGCTGCTTTTAATAATGGATTTTCGGGTAATGCCAGAGCGTTTGGCCAATCATCAAGACAATTTATTCTTGATAATACTGATGTTGGTGCCAACACAAACGGCTGGGCTGAAATTGGTTGGACAGCGGAATCGGAGTTATAAGAAATGAATATTACAAATGCACAATATCTTCTGGGGATACATGGCACTAATGATGGAATTAAAGCAACTATAAATGAGGTTGAGGTATTTGTCCCATTGTCACCAAATAACATACATTACGCAGAAATCATGCGTCAAGTAGAAGCAGGCGATTTAACCATTGCCGATGCAGACTAAATAGTATAAAGAAAATAGGAAAAGATATAAATGAGTAACATTGTCCTACAA